TTTAGGGGTTAGATTATCAGAGGCAGTTGCACAACAATTCACGAACATCGGTCATCGTTTCTTTTCTAAAACAGCTCATCCTAGGTTTGGTGAATATCGAGAGGCTCACCCTGAGAAGTGGAGACCTACTACACATAACAAACAAAACAGAAAAGAAGACTACGAAAAAGAATTAAATAGAATTGCTTCAGGTAAAAAAAAGTCTCCTAACTTTGGGGGTTACTCTAAAGAGCTCAGAGAAAAACATAAGGAGAGAGTTTGTTACGCACATGAGTATATTGGATAGAAAAATACCCACAGTTGTCATAGGTCCTCCTGGGACAGGTAAGACAACTTACATTTTAAATAAGATAGAAGAATATTTAGACAGTGGTGTTGGCATAGATCAAATAGCTTTCTTTTCTTTTTCTAATAAAGCAGTGGATGAGGCCAAGGAAAGAGCGTCACAAAAATTTAAGGTGCCAATGAATCAGCTAGAACATTTTAGCACAATGCACTCGTTTGCATTAAGACAGATGGGACTAACACGAGAGCACATAATGAGTAACAATGATTGGAGGAACATATCAAATGAACTTAGGATTAATATTAACGTTAATAATGATGATGACATATTTTTCAACAACTATGACGACAAATATGTTGATCTTATAGAAAAATCAAAAAGGAGAGATATTTCTTTACGTGACTGTTGGGCTATGTTTGCCAAGGATATAATTTGGCATAAGCTAGAATACATAGATAAGGGCCTAAAAGACTATAAAAATTTCGGATATGAGAAGTTTACAGGGGGTACAACAGGATATCTCGTAAAAGATCAAGGGCCTAAAATAGACTTTACAGACCTAATAAAAAAGTATGTTGAGGGTAGTTTTTATAAGGCATTTACAGTTGTCTTCTTTGATGAGTCTCAGGACATGTCCACCATACAATGGAAAATGGCAGAAAAGATTTGGAAAAATTCTGATAAATCTTATTTAGCAATGGACCCTAATCAAGCTATTTATACTTGGGCAGATGCTGATGTTGGGAAGGCTATTCAAGTGAAAGAAGAAGCAAAAAATTTAATTGTTTTAGATCAATCCAAAAGAGTCCCTAGAAAAGTTTGGGAGATTGTAAATCGTGTTGAAGAGCAAATCGTTGGATACGATGATATTAAATGGTCACCAGCAAATAGAGATGGAGCAGTAGAATTTATAAGAGGCATTTATCATTTAAATATGGATGAAGGAACTTGGCTTATCATGGGTAGAACAAGAACCATACGTGATAACATGGAAGAGGTTATGAGAAAGAAAAATATTTTTTTTAGAGTCAAGTTAAAAGATAATAAATATAGATATTCAGTTAAAACCCAAGAAAGAAATGCTATACTCACTTGGAAAGATTTGATGAGAGAAGAGAAAAATGAGGTACCGATTAGATTGGTAGAAAATTTATATAAGTGTCTTGGTAAAGAGTTTGTTGCTAGAGGTAATAAGAAAAAAATATCTGAGCAAAGAAAAGCTTTACCTGATAAAAAATTATCTTTTTTAGAACTCAAAGATAATTTTGGATTACAAGCTGAGTTCGGAACTTCTTGGACAGAGGTTATGACAACAATCAATACTGAGACTGTTGCATACTTAGAAAACCTAGAGTCAAGAGGGGAGAATTTAGCTTTAGAGCCACGAGTAACTTTATCAACTATTCATCAACAAAAGGGTGGAGAAGCTGAGAATGTTATTGTGTCTCTAGACATAGGAAAAATGGCGTATGAGGAATACAGGATTAATCCTGTAAGTGAACACAGACTTTTCTATGTGGCGTTTTCAAGAGCTAAAGAGAACCTTTACATAATAACACCACAATCAAGAGAGGCTTACAGAATATGAGTAAACAAATAGGTATGTTTAAACCTAAATCAGAATGGGTTCCACCCATGGATTTTCCTAACATTAAAGACGCTGAAAAAATTGCAATAGATTTAGAAACTAAAGATCCTAACATTATGGAGAAAGGCCCAGGGTGGGCAACTAATGATGGAGAAATAATTGGCGTAGCTATAGCTGTGGATGGTTGGAAGGGATACTATCCAATTCGTCATGAAACAGGTTTTAATCACGATCCACGGGTCGTGTTTGATTGGCTAAATGAAATGCTCTCAGGAGAGGGAGAGAAAATAGCTCACAATGCCACCTATGATTTTGGTTGGTTAGAGGCTGAGGGAGTCAAGTGGAATGGGCGTATCATTGATACAATGATTGTTGCTCCTCTTATTAATGAAAATAAATTTAGTTATTCTCTTAACGCAGTTTCAAAAGAATATTTAGCTGAAAGTAAAAGTGAATTTTTATTAAACGAAACTGCTGCTCAGTGGGGTGTCGATGCCAAGAGTGAGATGTTTAAGATACCGTCTCAATATGTTGGTGAGTATGCAGAACAAGACGCTGTACTATCTTTAAAGCTTTGGGATAGACTGAAGCCTGAAGTTACTCAACAAGACTTACAGACTGTCTTTGATTTAGAAACAGATCTAATTCCTATTCTTATGAAGATGAGAAAAAAAGGTGTCAGGGTTGATTTAGAGAGATTAAAGAAAGCTGAGAAATCTTTTATTAAAAAAGAAAACGAATTATTAAAATATGTATTCGGTGAAACTAATTTAAAATGTGATATATGGGCGGCTAGGTCTATAGCTACTATATTTGATCAATGTAAAATAGAGTATCCTAAAACAGATAAAGGCAATCCATCCTTTACAAAAAGTTTTTTGGAGTTTCATCCTCATCCTATTCCAAAGGCAATTGTTCAAGCTAGAAACTTTAACAAAGCACGGACCACGTTTCTTCATACGATAGAAAAGTATCAGCATAAGGGTAGAATACATGCCAATGTTAATCAGCTAAGAACAGAAAATGGTGGGACATTGACAGGTAGATTTAGTTATTCTAATCCTAACCTTCAACAAATTCCTGCTAAGGATGACGCTGAGTCAGATATAAAAATAGGTTCTTTAATCAGGGGTTTGTTTTTACCTGAGGAGGGAGAGCAGTGGGGTTCTTTTGACTATTCACAGCAAGAGCCAAGACTTGTCAGTCACTATGCTAATATCGTTAAGTTAGAGGGTGCTGAAAAAATTGTTAAAGCTTACAATGAAGACAAAGAAACAGACTTTCATACAATCATGGCTGAGATAGGTAATATACCTCGTAAGAGTGCTAAAACGATAAATTTAGGGCTATTTTATGGTATGGGTGTGGGTAAGCTTTCTGATCAACTAGGTATTGATCCTGAGGAAGGTAAAGGATTAATCAAACAATATAATGAGAGAGTTCCTTTTGTTAGACAATTGGCTGATGCAGTGTCTGATCACGCTCAAAAAAAAGGGGCTGTAAAAACTTTTTTAGGTAGAAGATGTCGTTTTGAATTATGGGAGCCAAAGGCTTTTGGTTCTTATCGTGCCTATCCATTAGATAGAGCTAAAGAAGAGTATGGTGAATATACTCCTCTAAAAAGATCAGGGACCTATAAAGCATTAAATAGGTTAATACAGGGGTCTGCCGCTGATCAAACAAAGAAGGCAATGGTAGACTTATATAAAGAGGGCATTATACCAATGATTCAAATTCATGATGAATTGGCCATAAGCTTTAACGGAGATAAAGAAATGCAAGAAAAAATAGTAAGTGTAATGGAAAACTCAATTGAAATGAGTGTTCCATCTAAAGTAGATGTAGCAACAGGAAATAATTGGGGAGAAGCAAAATGAGAATAATGTATCAAAATGGTGAATTATTGTTGAGTCTTACAAGGGATGAAGTGGATCACGTTAGTAAAAACAAAGGAACACCTGTTAAAATGGATATTAAAATGTTGAAAGTATTGCATGAAGATATATCGAAAGCTGTTTTAAATCATTGGTCCAACGTAGAGGTTTGGGATGCAATAGAAGAGCACCTGAAGTCTCATAAAAACACATCTAAATCAAAAAAATAATCGTTATATTCTTTTTCGAAAGGATATGACAATGATAGAATTATTAAAAAAACTTACAAACTTTATTACTTTGGAGCACAACTCTGATAAGGCTATGAAAGAATTTTTGAAAACTGAATATAAAAAAGATTGGGAAGCAGCCTATCTTTGGTATTTAGAAGAAGGTACCTTACCTAATTTTCCAAGAAAAACTCTTTAAGTATTAGCAATAATTTCAGCAAGAGACTCACATCTTTTTGTGGTCTGTTTATGCCAACGTGAGTCTTTCATTTCTTCGGAAGCTTTCTTCCAATCTTTGACTCTCATCGCTTTCCACATTTTGGAGAAGTTGCGAACACCTTGAGTTCCAAGCTGATATACCATCTCAAGAATTACTTCCTCTACGTGTGGAGGCAAATCGTGACCAATACACTCTTGTATAAGAGACTCAGCTCCTGCTGCGGCTCTATTTAAATCCATTTCAAATAATTCTTCTACCTCATCCATACTTATTTCCACGCCCTCAGCGTATCTTTCTCTTTCATGTGGTTTTATAAGATGGCCGATGCCGATGGTGGCCTTTCCCAACGTATCCAAGTACATAGTTGTGCGGATGCCTTCATGGATACGGACCCTGTCTTTCAGTGAGTCTGTTAATTCTATCATTATCTAAGTTTATACCCTAAGCCACTGTATTTGTCTACAGGTCCACCTTTTTTAAACATTCTATTTGGATTAAGATTAGCGTACAGTTGAGGCAGTCCATCACCTGTCAAGTTCATAT